AGAAGACGCTACTCTGTATCGAGCCGCAAAGTCATTTATCCCTGATACATTAGATGCTACCGTATTTACGTTAGAAATATCAGTAGCCACAGTTGATATGTTTGATATAACACCTGATGCGTTGAGTGCCGCCATGTGACCTACAACAGTAGAGGTTCCTAAATTACCCATTGCTGTTACGTTTGCAGATGTTCCAAGAAAACCCATGTCTTCTACAATAGCAGACGTGCCAAGCAAAGCCATGTCAGCTATAACTGTACTTGTTCCAAGTAAAGCCATTGCGCTTATGTTAGAGCTTGTACCTAGCAATCCCATATCTTCTATAACTGCTGTTGTTGCAAGCAATCCCATGTCTTCTACTACTGCTGAAGTTCCTAATAGGTTTATAGATGTTGCTACATTAGCTACACTCTGAACAGCAGTAATAGTTGGTCCAGCTTCTGGCACACCAGTTGTAGCATTGAACGCAAGAACTGTACCTTTTCGTGTATCTTTAAGAGGCAATGTTGTTGTAACAGCATCATCAGATTCCTGTAATCTTAATCCTCTATCGGCAGTATCATCCACATCAGCGTGAATTGCTATGATTCTATCCAGTTCTGTATTCAGAGAAGAAATATTAAAAGCACCAGAAGTAGGAAAGTCAGTAGTTCTCTCGAGTGCTATTGCTCTTACAATGATAACTGTCGAACCACCACTTGCTCCAGTCACACTCATTGTTACTGTCCCAGTTGAGCCATTACCCCCTGATACGGTGTAGTGAGTGGTTATTGTTTTGAGTGTATTATCTACAAAAACTCTTAGGTCTGCATCTGCAAAGAACTCAAAGTTAACTGTAAACGATGTCTGCGTTGCACCCTCAGATACAGCATACGATACTCTCGGTGTATTATTTGAAACTGATATTGTCATGTTTTACCCCAATCTTCCAGCAATACCTCGGCTCATGTCGTTTACAAAGTCTCTAAGAAACCATAACCTAGCTCCAGGTAAATTGCTAATAAATTCTTTTGCACCCTCTCCGTAGTTACCAGAGAGAAATGTTCCCATCGATGTTACTAAGTCAGAAGTAATGCTAACTCCACTCCCACCAAGACCAGCAACAGCATCGAGTGTGCTTTCCTTTTGCGGAAACTTAGGACTAATCATACCCATACCAATGTCAGGTCCACCAAGAGCCATTGACGTATGCATCGCAGTATAAAAAGTATCAGAGTATAAGGCGGCAAGACCAGACATATCAAATGCTCTAGCCATTTTATCTTCAAGAGTCATCTGTTCGAGAACAAAAGGATTGCTTCGATACTTAAGTTGCATACCCATATACGCTAATCCCATTGCCGCAACAATACCGGTCAATCTATTTGTTACTTGGTCTTGAGCGTACAGCGTTGTTATCTTGTTTAGAGCGGCGAAAGAATAAGAATAAAACTGAAAGGGTAAACCAAGCATTGCATTTTCAACTCGAGCATAGCCTCTTATCCTCTTGTCTTCAGTAAGTCTCATCAACCTACCAATAGCCATAGGAACATAAAAGACTCCATCAACAGCGATTGGCTTGTCTGCTGGTGAACCCATAAGAACTGTATTTTTTACAGTTGCATTTAGTGTTCTTCTAAATATTTGCGTAGCTTCTGGGTCATCCCATGCTTCTGAATTAGCAAGATAAAAACCATCAGAGTCTTCGATGAATTCTTTTTTACGCATGTTGTTAATTTTTGTTGCATCTTTTTTGTTGATTCCATTTTTTAACAACCACTTTATTTCTTTATCGCCAGCAGTACCATTAGCCATTTTAATAGAGTAGTCAATAATAGTGTGGCTGTTTGCCATAGAAGAAAACATTTTAAATGTACGAGTCATTGGACCCAGCAAGTTAAGCTGGAAAAAAGTATTCTTAGCTTTTGATGTCCATGTACTTTGAAAAGGATTATTAAGCATGTCTTCCATAAGACGCAAGTGTACATCACCCTTTAATATCTCCAGCATTTCTCCAGCAAGACGAGCTTCCATAGCGTTCATTCTTACCTTTTCATTATCAAGAACACGAATAACTTGACTAAACAATGGCTTTAAATCATTTGTCATCATTACAACGGCGGCATCAGGAAGAGTAGAAAACCCAGCACTACCAAGATAATTCAGAGTAGCAAGGTCTTTCATTACAGTTGCAATTCTTAGATTCAGAGCTTCTGGGTTCTGTAAAACTACGCCAGCAACTCTATCATAGCTGTGTAAAAAATCTCTACGAAGTTTATTAGCTGATTTCTTGCTTACTCCTCGAGCAAGCTCTTTTGAAATAATATCACTTATAGCTATCTCTGGGTCTTCAAAATCAAACGCTTTATAAAACTCATACTGTGATGCAGTCCTGTTTGTGTATGCCATCATTACTTGCACAGGATTTGTTATAATAAAATCTTGCACAATCTCATTTGGCACATCAATGTTTCTATGTTTAAAATGCTTTGACTTACCAAACCCATAGGACATTGTTTGAAATGGGTCGCCTTCACCAAGTATAGCTTCAATAGCTTCATCAGCCCTCTTCTCTATGTCGGATTCATTAACAGCAAGTTTAACATATTCCTTATTCATAAAAGTTTTTGCTTCTGTACCAGTTAATTCTTCACGACTTACTTTCTTTCCGTCTTTAGCATAACGTTTAACATAGGAAATTTGCTCTGGGTTCTTACGAAACTCATTCATAAGTATCTGCTTAAAAGACTGACGTTGTTCTTTAATTCTATTTTTATTCCAGAATCTAGGGAAAAAACTGTCTTCACCAGCTTGTGATTTATACGTTGCCTCACTTGGAGTAACTTCAAGAGCACTCTCATTCTTTTGTATTTCTTTCGATAACTTATCTTTTTGAAAATTAAGTTCTTCTATTAGGTCTTTGTTGCTACCAGCTTTTTCTAATCGTTGATTTATTTTAAAAATTCTATCTGCCGCCGTTTGGTTTCTAGCTATAAGATTTTCTTTTGTAGCAAGATGTCCAGTCTTTTTAAGCCTATCCTCCCATGTTTGGAAAAACTCGTTCCAACTTCTTACAGCTTTTTGCTCAAGCTCTGTCATAGCTAAACCCTTTGGGTCTTTTAAACTTTTCTTCCAAGTTTCTTCAAGCCATGTTTCGAAACCTTTACGTCTAAATAGATAATCAAACTTAGCCTCAACTGGTTTACCCTTACCAGTTATCTGCCCATAGATATCTAACAGTTCATCATAACGTCTTACCCATTCGCCTTCATAAGCTGATGCATTTATATAAACACTATCAGGAGCTTTTGCTCCGTTCTGCTGTGCTTGGAGAGCAGTTCCATGGTCACCAATCAATCGTATCATTGCTAGTTTTGCATCTTGTGAATATTCTTTTGACTGGAGAACACGCTTATATGGATTAGTAACACCTTTATATAACCAACTTTTTGTAAAAAGATTTTCCATAAGATTGAAATTATCTTTCATATCTCCATTTTTATTCTCAAGAGTTCTTAATTGTTTCTCACCTTCAAAGTATTTATTCATAGCTTTAATATTATCTTGTGTAAGATTGCCTCTTAATTGACTATCTGAGTACATCTTTTTGCCTTCAGAATTAACTCGATTTTGTAGAAAATCTACAGCACCATTTGGATTTGTTAACTTATCAACATCAGCATCAGACAACTCATCCATTCTTAAATTAAAAAACTCAGGTGTAGTTTGCCTTTGCTTACGTTGACCAACCAATGCCATTTGTTCAGCATCAACAGAGTTGGTTACTCTTGCCATCTCAGATATTTCTTGTTGTGTTTTAAACATTGCATTAACGCGTACATTACCAGCTACAGCAGTAAGACCACCAAGAGTACCACCTACAAAAAAACCAGCACCAAGATTCAAAGCTGACTCACCATAGGTTGCTGTTGGGTCAAATAGCTGGCGACCAACCTCGAGTGGAGCTTGAAGTGCAGTAACACCAAGACCAACTCTTAAAGCAGATTTAGCTACACCAAACGCTGGACCTCCAAACGGCAAAGCAATTAAGTTAAGTGGGTCAAAGATACCAGTTGTAAACTGAGCAAACAAACTTGAGTTAGCAAGTATTTGTCTTCGCCTTTTCATAGCATCTACTTGTGACTTCAAATCATTTAGATGATTTATATTTTTGGCATCTTTAAAAGAATTATAGTATTGCTCATATTGACTTCCTTTAATCTCTTCCATGACATTCAGAGAATCATCATAAGCAACATCTCCATATCTTGATTCAATGTATGCTGCATTAAGAAATGATTGATAGTTGTATCCTATTTGTGCGTGTAGAGTTTCTGTCCAAGTTGGAGAAGAAAGAACTGGGTCAACTCTTTGTGTATTAAATTGATACTCAGGTTCATGAGCGTATATTCTTCCTTCTAGTTGTCTCATTTATCTTCTTTCTTGAGAAACTCACCAGTATCTTGCCAATGCCTAAACTCTTCAAAAGATACTGTAGCTAATTCTTTATCGCTTGCTATAAAACTAAGCTCACTAGATATACCTTCAGTTAGAAAGAAAGTTACATTATGCTTTTTAATCTCAGAATATTCATCAGTCGATGTAAATTGTTGAGGAACTAACCATGCTTTTTTTGCACCAGTTGTATCAAGTTGAGGACTGCCACCAGCAACCTGAGATATAGCTGACACGATTCCAATAACACTTCTTGAAATTGCATCACCGCCACGACCACCAGCTCCTTGAATACCATCTCTGTTTCCCCCTCGAATATCATACTGACCATAAGTCTCTAACTTTTCTTGCACATACTCTAACCAAGATTCTTTTGTTTCGTCGTTAGGAAATATTCTATTAAGAGCCATAGATGAACGCACCTGTCCATCTATAGAAACAGCAACAGGGTCAATAACATAATCCTCTGTTGGACCGAAAAAAGTATCCATAGTTGAAACTGCATACCTTGTTATATCTTTGATGTTTATATCGGCATTTTTATTTTGAAAAATGTAGTGAGGAACAGCTTTCATAAGCAATTCGTGAAACATACTGCCGTTACCTCCAGCGGCAATAACAACATCTTCTGATGCAATTTCATCTCGTATTTTCTTTACTGCATCTGCATAAGAATCAACATCCTTAGTAAAAGTAGAGCTGTTTACTACTTCTTTTAATTTATCTTTATATGACTGACTGTTAACATACTCTCTTTGATTCTGTAATACTCTAGCAATATTCATAGTGCCACCAGTAATCTGACTTATCTTATAGGCTTCTTGGATATCTAATACAGCTCCATGAAGTTCTTTATCGACTCTAAATACATTGTATGGTCTATATCTTATTGCTCCCTCGTTTGTTTTTTCAGCAATAAGAGTTGTTCCTTTGACTATATAATCAAGAAACATTTGTGCTGGAGGCCCAGTTATCAAACCATCTCGCACTTGAAATATAAGTTCTTTTGTTTCTTGTGATACAATCCCATTCTTTTGTAGAAGGTTAGTAAACACTTTTTGTATTTCGCTGTTAGGTTCTGCAAACTCTTTACTCATCAATATTTGCTTTACGCTTTTACCTTGTAATCCTGGAATATTACTTGCAACAGCAAGAATAAACTCATCTGCCGCTTTGCTGTTTGCTGGGCTGTTTGTCATAAACACACCTGAAGTAACATTATTAGCAAATGTTTCAGCTTTTCTTTGAGCAACCAGCTCACCAGCTATTTGATTTGCATTATTTATTTCAGCTTTTATATGAGTGGCGATTGCTTTTCGTGTACTTAAAGCAAGGTTTGTCTGACCACCCTCTGATATTTCCTGACCTCCAGCTCCAACTGCTCTTCCTTTTGTTAGAGAAGGAACAATAGTTTCAACTGCTTTTTTTTGTTTAGGAGAAAAGTCTTTATATCCTCTTATCTTAGCAACATCAAAAGGTTTTCCTTGTGCTATGTTATTAGTCATTGCAGACACAATATCTCTTAGCTTTACTGAGTCGAGTTGATTGTTGTTAGTAAAAGAATTTATAAGCTCAGAAGATACTGATTGAGCTATCATTGACCTAACTTGACCTTCAACTTGACGTAACTCAGGATTAGTAAGAATAGTTTTCTTTGCTTTCTGTGTTTTACCATCAACTTCTTTTTCAATAATCGTATTTGCTTCTTTTTTTATTTTTGCTAGCTCGGTTAATCCATACTCTATTTTTCCTTCAAGAGTTGGAATAGAAGCAATCTCTGACGCAAACGTTGCATTTTTAGAACCACCTTCGCCATAATCAAACAAATCCATTTTTCTATCAAAGGCTTCTCCTTCTATAGCATTGCTTATTTCTGCTTGATTTAGTCGGCTCTGTTGATTTACATAACTTTGAATTTGACTTTCATTTGCTATTAAAGTTTTAAGAGATGAATAAAGATTACTTCTACCTTCTGGGTCAGCAACAACGTGCTTCATCATTTTCCCAATAATTTTTTTATCATCATCCTTTATGTTTTCAATAGAATTTATACCAGCACCATTTGCTACTTGTGCCATCCTCATAACAACTTTTAAATCTTCAGGAGCGTATTTCCTCATGACTGATTTAATTCTTGCAATACCTAGCTCTGATGCATGATGTACTTTAAATTGATTAGCACTTCGCGTTTTACCACCACTAAAAGTATTACTATTATTTTTTGTTTGATGAAGAGACTTTAGTTTATCAGTAGTTGGGTTAAGAGCTTCAGCTATCATTTTGTCAGCAGTCTTTTGGTCAGAGACTGTTTCCATAATGCTTCGTTCATTGTTTAAATAGTTCTGTGTAATAACTTGGTCATTTTGCAAACTGATAGATATTTGATTATTTGCTTGTCTAATCAGTAATGTATTCCGAACCCCAGAAGTAAATTGAGTTCCATAAGAAAGAATTTTATTCTTATATTTTCCTTCATACTTCGATGCAAGTTCATCTGTAAACTCCTCGAGCATTGCACTTGCTTTGCCTGGATTGAGTGGAAACTTAGCTTGAGCATTTGCTCCTTGCTCACGAAACTTTGTTTCAAGAATAATACCAAATCTTTTGGAGGCTTCAGACTTAATAGCTTCTTGTGCTATCATGCCGTATCCTTTAGTTGGTAAATTCGCTAGAAGCTCACTCATTACATTTTTTGCTTGACCAGTCTCAGGGTCGATACCGAATAACTCATCATCACTTTTGCTTGAAATATAATCACGACCACGCTCTTCAGCTTTATCTGCCGCCATCTTAAATGCCTCATTAGACATTTTATTTACAGCACCTGATATTTGACCGAGAGAATTAGCGACACTCATGTCAGCTCGGATGACTCCTATCTCACCACTTCTTACTTGTCTTTTATATCTTGCAACCATAATAACCTACATGCTTCTGTAAAAATCACCAGCTCCACCAACAACTGTACTCAATGCTGTCATCTGAGATGCTCTAAGTGCGGCATCACCAGCTCGTAAAGCTCCAAGTCTTCTAAGTCGTAGCTGTTCCATTTGTGCAAGACCTTGAAAGTCCATTCTCTTTATATCAGAACTAGCTAATGACTTTTGAGAATCCTTAAATGCTTTCAATGACCTATCATCATCTCTATTCATAAATGCAAATTGTGCTTCGTTTACTTCTTCTGCTTCATCTAACTGGTCAAGAATATCATTATGGGCTTCCATAGTTTGTATCTTACGCTGGAATCTTTCTTGCTCAAGCTGTGCCGCTTCCATTTCTTTCTGTCGCTTTTGTTCTTTCCCTTGTGCAATAGTTGCACTTGCACTTAAAAGAGAACCAGCGAAACCTAGTATTGAAAATGGGTCCATTAGAATGTTACCTCTGCTATCAATGAGTTGACTTGTAATGACAATGGAGCTGACTGACTAATTGTTACTTGTGGGTCTTTTGAAAATCCAAGTAATCTAAATTCTTTTTTGCCAGTAACAGCTGTTCTTGCCAAACTTAAATCATCAGTAACCTGACGAATAATAAGATTATTATTATTTACAGATACCGATAATGTATTAGATAAATCTAATATAACTTTGTTCATACTTCTTGGTTCTCCAGTCATTGGACCTGATTGAGACATAGTATCTATTGGGTTTGTTGTAAGAGTAACATCAAACTTAAATCCTATTTCCACTGATGAAAGACTATTGTCCACAGCCGATACATCGATGTTCCCACTACCCACAGTAAACTGACCAAGATAATGAGTGCCAGAGACCACATCGAGGACTGCACCGTTAGCAAAATCAGAGCTGACATCGAAGACTCCGCTAGAGCCAGAATATGTTTTAGCCATATCAGTATTAAAGCTACTGTCAAACTCACAGAGAATATATTTATTTGCACCATCCCCTTTATCAAACTTAACTACAGCATACACTCTTGTATCAACTGTGCAAATAGAATGAAATGTTCCTTGACTTGTAAACTGCGTCCAGCCAAATCGTTGCTCACCTCTATTTGAATTGAATACACCAAGAGTTCCATTTGCATCTACAAGAAAGTAGTAGCTTTCAGCTCGGTCGATACCACCAGCAAGAGTGCTGGCTTGTATTGGGTTTTGTATTAGATGAGAAGCAAGGCTTGATATAGGTTGTCCAGTATATGCGTTCTGTCCGTCATCAAACAGCATCTCTCTTACTATTTCACCAGAACCCTGAATATAAACAGTTGCACCATCAAACACATAAGGTCTTACAAAAGATGCACCAAAAGGTGTTTGTCTTTTTATTGTAGCATTTGTAGGGGTTGTAGGCTTTTCAACAAAAGCTGGCACAATAAATTCATCAGTAGATGTAAACGCTTGCAAATCTCTATTCGATACAAGATGTTTGATTGTATTTACTTCTCCTATTGCCGCACGAATATCAATAGAATCATTGTCACTTGCGTCACCAATATCAAAGTTAAAAAACTGATTCGACTTACTCGCCCATAATCCATCAGGTTGAGATATAGTCCCAGCATACCACAATCTATTCTGATGAAAAGTAACAGCTCCAGGGAATCCTCTTAATACAGAGTAAGATTGCTCAGACCAGTTCGTAGCTGGTGCATGAGTTTCAAGGAAGGGAGTACCACCACCAGCTACAGAATCATTCGCATTACCACCAGCATTAAAAGTAAAAGTATTATCATCAATTACTTCAGCAACAGTTCTTGCTCCATTTAAATTACTTGCAGAAATGCCACCGACTGTATTTGCATTTGCTATTGTAAACGCATCACTTGCGGAGAATCCGTGATTGACTAGTGTCACCTCTACTGTAGCCACGCCGTTGTCCGTCCGAAAAGAATCAACCTTAAGTTTCTTCTTAAGAGTAGCTAAAGCATTTCCTGTTGCTTGGGTTGCTGACTGTACAGATGTAATTGTTATCTCTTGGTCATGATACTTAATTGTAAGACCAACATGTTTTGAGTCTGCATAGTTACCACCAGATTGTGAACCAGTTAAATCCCAATACGCTTCACTTGTTGTAAGAGTTATGCCATTACCAGAACTAGCTGATGGGTCGAGAGTAACTCCCAAGTCTTGAAACTGAAAGTATGGTTGATAAATCTTTGCACCAGCAGACTGCGTATCAAATGTCTTTGTCTCCATCTGAAATGATGTAAGACCAGTACGCACAAGTTTACGCACCATAAATGTTTGATGAGCAATAAACATAACATCACCAGCTTGAGCATAAGTAACTTCATGCATATTAAGATTGGTTATAGGTATGGTAGCACTGCTTGAATCTGCTGTAAGTGTAGTTGCAAGCGTAACATTGTTACTGGTATCTATTGAAAACACTCTTATCTTTTGATGCTCCAGAGAAACAATATAGCGTTCATCATCAGAAAATATAAATGGAACCAGCCTATGTTGCTGGACTTTAGCTGTATCTATAGATGTATCAAACTCATATATCTTGGAAAGACCAGCACGTTTAATAACTCCACCTTCTGCTCGAAGAAAGAAGTTCTCAATCTTTTGAGCTGAGTTATTGTATACCCTTGTGTCTGTTCTTGATATCAAGCTGGGACTTACTTCACCAAACTGAAAGTTAGTTAGAGCTACTTTTGCTTTTTGCATTAGCTTCTCCTAAAAGCACTAAATCTTGTTTGAGGTATAGTCCTTGTTGTTTGTTGTTGTGAGTCAATGTTTCTTGCTTTTAACATTGCTCGGTCTGCCATTGTAGACATCAACTGCATTAACTGAGCATCTCTAGCAATCGATGTAGCAAATGCAGAAGCTAAACCATACTCAAGAGCAATAGTAAAATAACTAGGAAAGTTCTCTTCTGTTGCTCGAAATGTAAAGTCAGCTATTACAGTATCTTGTGTTGAAGTATCAGCATATACCATGTCACCATATATCTGATAATTTATCTGTCCATCATTCACAGTTACAGCATGAACTAGCAATGTATCTGATGGGAGTTGATATGCAAAATCATATCGACCAGTTGGAGCATCTGTCAATCTGTTAAGAACAGCTTGATTTGTTGCAAACCTCCAACGTGTATTCGATAAAGCACTACGGCAGATATCTTCATAGAGACTTCCAGCTACTAATGATTCTGTTGTACCATCAGTAAAAGAAGTTATCGGTTCAGCTCCTATCAAGATAAGAGCACGACTCGAAATATCTATTGCACTATCTGCCGCAGTTGAAGTCATTAGTCGCCGTCTGTTTCAACAATAGCTGTACCATTAGATACATCTACTACAGTCCCAGTATTTGACAAAACAGTTACAAAGTTTGTCGTAGGAGTGTTTGTATCAGCAACAATTATAACATCTCTAATAGCAAGCATATTTGCGGCACTATTAAAATACCCTTCAGTATTTATAGTTGCAATAGCATCTGTGGTTACATAACTCCACAGATTCATATTTGATGAACCAGCTAATCGAGATAATCCACTAGCACTATAAGCCATTTCAATACCTCCTATTAATTGTTATCTAAGACTTCATAGATACCATTGTCATCAATAACAACAGCACCCATTGACATCATAGACGTTGCAAGATGTGACGCTCGTTCTGCAACATAGTTAAGTTCAGTTTGAACGTCAGAGTTTATACCAAGACCAACCGATGTTGTATGATATGCCATATTCTTTCCAGCTGTGATAGCCGCAGTTGAAAAAATTTGAAATCCAAGAAAAGACTTCATAGTCATACCACCAGCATATGGTAGATTCTGCTCACCCACAAAGTCAGATGATGCAAACTCAGTTATATTAAACAAGTCTGCAAAACCCTTTGGGTGCATTGCAAGGTATCTGCCACCATCCTCTGGGATGTTTGCAGTTCCAAAAGTTTCAAAGAGTGACAGTAAGTCAGCCTTCTCGATGGCACTACTTGCATCATGAATCTGAGTTGAGTTTGCACCAGCATCCATTGCTGTATACAAAATCTCATCAGTCTTACGACCAAGAGCCGCCGCCGCTGAAGTAGCAACTGCTTGTCTCTCATTGATATTTGTTTTTAGCTCATCCAACTTGTCGATGTATTCTGCGGCATAGAAGTCACTCATTGTCGCTTCAACAGTTGTATGGGCTAGTTCCATTGGAGTAACAAGACCATTTCTGGACTTAGTACTCGCACTACCAGTTCCAATCTTCTGGAAACGTACTACGTTACCAGTCACATTGTTTGCCATTCGTACAGTATTTCTAAGTTTAGAACCCATACGCTGATAAGCAAGGTGAACTTCAGATTCGAACTGCTTAATAAAGGCTGTGTCAATCGTATTAGCCATATTAGCACCTCATAAGTTAAGTTTCAGTTTACGCTTCCGATTGTCCTTTGCAATTTTCAACGAAGTTATCCATAAAGGGCTTCTCTAATGCAGTACGGGTCTTTCACTTAATCTATTATTAGACTCAAATTTATTTAAATTGCAATAGAAAACTCGCACAAACTCATGGTCATTGATAAAATATTGCTGATTTTCTACCTGAAACCCTATCCATCTTAGCCATCTGATAGTTTTTTCATGGTCAACTGGCACATAATTTTCTACAATATCATACCCAATAGACAGAAAACTTAGAATAAGTTTGCTATGTTTGTAAAAAGATTTCCATATATTATCCACTTCATCTGTACCGAGAAACCAAATCTTTCCAGTATGCATATACTTATCCATCGAAGTAATACCACACATAGCTATAGGCTTTCTCTTATGACAGATAGTAAAACCTCTTGAATCTTTTTCTTGGAAAGGTACATGGAGTGCAATCATTGGAGTCACACCAACCAATGCACACTCTCTGATATCAGGAAGACGCATATTATCGAGAATAATATCAACATCAGATACAACACATGGTCGAAACTCAAGGTTGCCTCTTCTGATATATGTCAATACTTTATCGGTTTCTTTACTTTTTTTTTGGTCATCTGTTGTACATCTTCTTAAATCCTTCATCAACCATTTTGACAAAGGCTGGGTCACGTTGGTTTGGGCTAAAGTATCTGGGGTCTTGCATCATCTCCTTTAGCTTATCATCTGTAAGAACAGCTACTGGCTGACCAGTTCCTGATACTGGGTTCTCTTTCAGAGACTCCATCATAAATTCAACAACCTTTATACCTTCGGCTGTTGCACATAAGTCATCAATAGCTGGTCGTAACTCTTCTGGAAAGTTCATCTCAACAAAAGAACCAACTGCACTTACACGTTCTTCGGCATGGTCGCCTAGCTCTTCCATCTCATAATCAACATTGTAGCCATCATTGACAGCCTCATGAAACATCATAATGCCTTCTTCAAATTCTTTTTGACTAAATCCATTTTCATAGGAATGGTCAGCCCACCAGTTAAGGAGGTCATTATCTTTTGCCGCTTCGTCATCTATTACATCAGGTAAAACATAGTCACCAGCTTCTGCTGGTCTTTCTGAATATGCTTCTGCTTGTATCTCTTCCATGACAGCATTGCGTATTTCTTCTTCTTTCTGTCCAATCTTTGATTCAAGATTTGTATAGCTACTTGCTAAATCTTCAGGGCTATTAAACTTTTCAGGAAGCCACTCAGGTCGAGCATCGGCATACTCTTGAGGAACTTCTATTGTTTGCTCTTGTGCTTCTGCTTGTTCTTCACTCATTTGATTTCACCTTATGTCCATGTTGTATACGTCTTTCAATTAAGCCAACAATATATCGCTGACCTTCTGCATGTCGAAGAGTATCATTAGTTACAGCCGAACCATGCACAGCTTCTATTGTTACACTTCTTAAATACTTAAGTATCTCTGCACCAGCTGGTGATGAAAACAGAGAAGCAAAAGTTAATGATATGTTTTGTTCATTAGATGTTGCTCTTGGAAACCCATCAAGACCAGAGATATTAGTTTGCTTGTTCATCCATAGTTCCTTGTTGTGGCACTAAGCCTTGCTGTTGCATCATGCCTTGTTGTTGTTGAAGCTGTTGCGCCATAGCTACAATCTGTTTACGCTCCTCTAAATCTCTGAGAAGATAATCAGGGACTCCAAACTTCTTCGCTAAATACACAGCAGTCTCTTCTGAGTTGATAAGGATATTAACTAACTCAGGCCCGAAACGCACCCCAACCATTTCTAAAAACCTATTGATTGATGTTATATCTTGATTTGATTGCGCTTGCGAAAGTGGTGAAACGGAACGGACTTTGATTTGTCTGCCGTTGATTGTTGGTATATTTATACGACCTTGCTTCTTCAATATGTAAACCACACGCTGAAGAACTGGCTGTACCAACTCAGCTTGTAATCGACCAAACGCAGAACCAATACGTCTTGATAAATCTGCCATGCGTTCTGCTATCTCTGTTGCACTTGCTGGTGTTCTGTCAGGATTACCAAGCATATCATTATACAATGCTCTCTTAATATTAAGTCTCATATCAGAAAGAATAATGTTTGCTACATCAAATGACCCAGCCGCTTTGACTGGCTGTAGTCCAGCAGAGTTTGGAGCTTTTGGAATAACTGTCCCAGGTACAAGATTAATTGTATCAGGATTTATTACACCATCATCATCCATTTGATACACACCAGAGATTGCCATCTGTGCATTTTCTAGTATAAGTTCTATTGTCAGATTAGTAGTTTTAATCGCACTCAATGCGTTGATAAGTGGACCTCGCCCATAGACCGCACCGGGGTCTTTACTCCAGCGAAAACATATAAATGGGTTACTGCCAGTACCTTTGTACTCTTCATACTTTAATAAACACTTTGTGCTTATATCAAAAATAATACAGTAGTACGCATCCTCATTTGGCTTGGTGTAATTACGACAGATTATCTCAAGAACTTTTGTTCTTCCATCTGGAGTTGACATTATCTGATTAGCAAGCCGTGGATTTATTTTTGCTTTTGGATACAGTATTTTTATATCAGAATACCGAACATCCCTTTCCCTATATACATGGTCAATCCTATCGTCAGGACCAACATCCAATACAACATGAGGTAAAGGCAGAGCTGTAAAATTAACAGGATTAATAGCATCGCCCTCCTCGACATGAAGTACACCAGTACCAAGTGCCAAGTCCATAAACGATTCATGCACCTCTTGACCAAAGTTTGAGTTCTGAATAACCTCAAAGACATATTCAGTAACCTCTTCGAGTTCGTTATTTACACCATCACGTTGTTCTTTAGGCACTTCGCTACCAGCAGTAAAGTCAGCCCAACGAGCAAAGTTAGGAACAAGACCAGCTTGTAATCTCGACGCAAACTCCTGTACTCCAACGACAGCAGTCTCATCAAAGATTTTATCATCTCTTCTATCGCCTATTGATTGTGTAGCGAATGTCTGACGCATAGGAAGTGCATACTCATAGCACTCATCAAATAAACTTTCCCATCGTTGTCTAACTGATTTTGCACTTTCATACTTTTTTAAGAATGAGTTTATTAGCTCTTCATCAGATTTCATTAGCCGTACATTCCCCCACCACTAAGTGGGCTTCTGAAACCAACGCCACCACGATTAGAAGTATACAAAGCTCTGCGACCTCTACTGCCTCTCATTACTGCTTGACCTTTTTTCTTCCCAGTCTCGTAAGTTAATGATGTTTTTATTGGTTGCTCTTGAGCAATAGTCTCTTCTTTCTCATCTTGCCTACGCTCGATAGTTCTTTTTTTCTCTTCAGCTTCTTTTGCTTTCTGCTCTTCGTCTACAACTGGACTTGTTTTTTCTGGCTCTGAGCCACCACCACCGAAACACATATCATATCTCCTTATAATCTATTCCAGAAGGAACCACTTTTTCTAACATTAGCCGTTCTTTTAAAAATATCAAAGCCTTTTCTAGCGTTGAACGCTTTGACTGGTTTTTGACCAGCTATCAAACTACGTCCTTCACCAGCACCAAGCATCATATATTGCAACGCATCATGAATGTGAGAGTACATATTCTTATCAGGCTTATCATCATAACGCTCACCTGATACTTGCATACGTCTATAACAATAGCCACCTTGAAATCCTTTGAGTAATGTCTGGCAACGTCTATCAACTAAGAACGCTGGCAATCCTTCAGACATCTTTGTTAACTGAGAAGCAACAGCTTCTAATCTTAAATCGACACTATTGCTAGGAGCTGGTACAGCTTTCAATCCAGCACCTCTAAGGATTTGAAATGGAGTTGATTCATCTGTTTGCGCTCTGAAGTCACCAGCTGGGTCGCCATAAATATAAACATCTAGTCCACTAAATCGTGTAGCTATTTCTTGTCGGAGCAACTCAGCAAATCGCACAACACCCATATCAATAGCAACTATCTCAGCTTGCACCAGCCATCGACCTCGAACCTTTTGTCCAAAGACAGCAGAAGGAGTAAGACCAAAGTCAATGCCAACATACAATGGCACACCAATAGCAATAGGTATTTCTTCTTCAGCAAGATGTGTTTCAGTAACAAAGTCAGGATATACTGGCTTACCTTCCTGAATAAGACCCAATCTATTCATAACGTAGACATCTATCCAGTTCTTAGTCTTACCTCTAATGAGATTCGTATAGTATGTGCCAAGAATATTTTTTTTATTTTCTGCGTCTTTATTCAGAGAATAAGAAGTTATTTCTTTTCTTTCATTAATATGTTCTTTCATAGCTGGAGGCTGTGCAAAGAACTTCCAGTTATCAGGCTTTACTAACATGGTAGCTTGTTCTCGAGGAATGTGGTCAGGTATGGGAACTTCTCCTGACATGATAGCCCACCAATGGTCTTCCTCTGGTGCGTTAGTATCACAGATAACTCCAGACCAACTAGCACCACCTTCTCTCATACTTGGATATCGACCAACACGCATAGTACATGCATCGATAATACTCTTCGGAATCTCTCTAGCTTCGTTCACCCATATACCAGTTAGTTCAAGAGAAAGAAGTTTCTTAACATCTTCTGGTCTGTCGAGAGCAAGAAAGATAACTTCAAGGTCTAAGTCATTAACAGTAATGTGATGAGTATAAGGAACTGACCACTTAAAGTTTCCCCAGTCTGATTCTGGAAACCAGTCTAACCAAGTCTTAATAGTTGTAGTTCTTAACTGTGGATTTGTATTTCGTATGATAGCCCAGCGTGATTTACGAATCCCATCTTCATTTGGCTTCTGTTCTAATGCTCTTCGAAATACTTCAACACAGCATCCAACAGATTTACCAGAACCAACTGGGCCTCGGATACCACGAAAGAAACTTTCATCCTTCATAAAGTTTTTGAGAACATCACCATCAGGTTTGTACTTAAAGTCTGTCACAATTAATCTTGTCTGCCTGACCTAATACGATACATGTAATCTGTATCGCCATACTGATTTTCAAATCTATTCATATAATCATCAAAATCTTTTGGTTTCAAAACTCTTATTTCTTTTGAGCTTAATCCAAAATGTTCTTTTAGGATTCGCACATCACCCCTATCTAACTTTGCCATATCGATACCTTTGGCTTCTTTAGACATCTTTGGTTTCTTTTTATAAAGAGGTTCTTTTTTCATTATACATCTCCTTGCTGTACGCCAGTTCTTACCATCGTCTCTGCGACTTCAGGTCCGATGTTCTCAATAATATTATCTAGCATTTTATTAGTGACGAAGGAAGCTCCATGTTTCTCATCAAAGTATTGAAAGTGTATTTCCTTTACCACTCGACGAAGATATCTATGTTCTTCAGGCTTTAAGTTATTTATGAAGCTCATGCAAATTTCCTATAGAGTGCTGTCTTTTTTGCTATTTGCTTTGGTTGAGAAGAAAATTGTTTCCCTTTCTTCTTTGCTTTTCTTTTCTCTGCGGTGGTTCGTGCGTACTCTTCTGATGACAGAGCTTGTATTGCTTTCTTTGGTAGATACCTTTCCCCAGTCTCTGAAGACTTCTTTCCACTTTTCGTTTGCCAATCCTGTTCCCCCCAAGACTTTAGACTTCTTTGCGACTTCTTCATTAGGTATAACCACCACCCTTTGATTTATAAGACTTAGCTAACAACTGTGCCTTTCGAGCAGACCACTTACCAGCCGCTGTACCTTGAACAGCTCTATTCTTTATAGAGTTAAATAAGGCTTTACGCATCTTTGGTTTGGTATAATTGCCAGCCGCGTTAACTGCCATTCATCTTCCCCTTGTCATACAAAGGTTTCTTTTTCTTTTTAGCCTTTGTCTGCATAATCTTTTTCTTAAGGAAGTCAGGTAAAGTTTTTTGTTTGTCTGTTAACATATTACTTTCCTTTTATTAAAGACCAAAGAGGAGCTTTAATCATTGGCATATTCCTAATAATTTTTTTATCAGGTCGTGTGCTAAACTTCTTTTTACCTAAATAATCAAGAACGGCTTTATCCTTCTTAACATTAGGCATGTTCATAAACGGCATGTTTTTCATATATCCAGGCATTATTTCTTTTTCCTTTTCATGTTTAAGAAAGCTCTCAAAGTATTCTTCTTTATCTTGCCACTCTTTTGTGCCTTGTCAATCTCATCTTGAGTAACGGCGGCATAAGACTTCCCTCTCCAACTAAAGTTCATACCCTTGCCTTCTTTCCTATCTTTCAATCCTTGTTTAAACGCTTCTTTGAAAGTTATGTCTTTCTTGCCAGAGGTTGTAGAAGGGGAGGCATCTGAACTAGGCTTACTCGTTTGACCAGCTTTTTTCTGAGAATCAGACATAGTTGCTTTAGACCTTCGAACAGCTCCCCTTTTCTGAGCATCAGACATAGTAGAAGATGACTTAGGAACTTGTCCTCTTTTCTGTGAATCAGACATAGACTTGTCAGTTGTTAAATTCATCTTCTGGGAATCAGACATAGTACTCTTTGCTTTAGCTACTTGAGATAATTTTTTCTCAGCATCTGACTTGGTAGACTTTCCTCTCTCAGTCATTCTCTTTGCTCTCTCAGCAGAACCTTGAAGAGTTCTTCGAGCTTGGTTGTCAACTTCTCCCTCACCAGAATAACGTCTCTTGGCTTCTTTACCAATACCACCACTCTCTCTGCTGGTCTTAAGTCTGCTCTTTATGTCAGCTCTTTTCTCATCTCTTGATTTCTTTGGAGAACCATCAGGCTTATGGGTCTTCTTATACTTCTTGTCCCAAGCCTTTGCAGCTCTTCTCGATGCCAAATAATTTACATGATAGGTAATCTTTGGTCTTGGTTTTATCTTCTTATCTTCTTCAGCCATTTACTTCTCCTTTGGTTCTGGATTCTCACCCTACGTTTTTATTTGAACTCTTCGCTTTATTACGCTTACTAATAGCTTTTGCCTTTGCTCGAGCATCAGCCTTACTACTTGCTCCCCATGCCCTAAGACTAAGAAGAAGTCTTGTGGGTTTGCCATCCTTATACTCAGGACCATTTGCATTACCCATCCTAGCTAAGAAGCTAGCTCTTCGAGGGTTGTCTCCGCTTTTTACTGGCGCTTTGAGATTCATCCCTTGCTTTTTTGCTGAGTCTCTTCCCTTTTGGTTGAGACCGCCGCTTGGATTCTTTCCCTCTTTTCTTTGCCACAGTGGTGTCTTTGACATCGACTATCTCCTCTTCAGAAAGACTATCTACGTTCTGTTTTGTTTGCAATAACTTTTTAAGCAGACCAGCCATCATCACTCCTACTCTCATGTGTAAACTCCTTTTTTAGAAAATAATGTCAGGGCAAGACCATCGCATTGTCATGCCTGTGCAGTTTTTAACCCCCCACGGGGTCTTAACTGCTGTCAAGCATGACGTATATATATCTGTGTAGTTGTACGCTCTGCAAGCATCGCAGACAACTACGCTTGTATAGTAAACCGAGAAGCTCAAGACAAATCAATCTTTACATTAACATTACCAACATGACTATGCATTACCTTATCAGGTGCTTTAAAGCCAGCTCTATCTAGCAAATCTTTACTAGCCTCAAGGCTAACATACTCAGACTTAGCATTACCTGATAGCTGTACTATCTTACTCAATGCTTTCGTAGCGTTTATACTCATGCTATCTGCTATTGCTGTCATCATGTATTGTTGCACATGTGGTATCCTCAAAGCCTTGCTAGCAGTTACTCTGCCAGATTCACCCTTTGCGTATCCAGCTTCATCACTAGCCTGTTTGATACTACATCCTTTTGCTACTAACGTATCAACCAGCTTCTTCTGTTTCTCGGTTATCTTCACAAGTGTCATGCCTCAATTCTTGCCGTTATTTCATACCCTTGTCAATATGTTAATTGTACCACAAGCAACATTCTTGCGAATGATACATTCACAAGCAACCAACTTAGTGTGGTCGCTGATGCCTGACTTGTCCCTACTGAGCTTCGCCCAGAGAGGCAAGACAGACACGCTCTTGCGTCTCCAATGTGCCAATGCTTGTCAGCTCTTCTTCGCAGAGCCGATAAGCAAATACCACAAAGTCGCCTATATGCTCCAAGCTCATTTCATTCGGCACTCGTTCCTCCACGACATATACTACACTTCGGCAAGCTATGCTTGCTCTGCGTTTCGTGTCGCTCCCCACTCGCACCTCATTCCAATCGGCGTCGCATCGCCACACGGACACACACACGAGTTCCTAGTATACAAGATTGCTCGCTTGACGCTCCGCTACGAGCAACTTTATGCAAGACAACCCTTTCGGCGTAGCTCAAGGGTCGCCACAAGAACATTGCCTACCAGCCAGTCATTCGGACAAGCCGAATAACGATGTCTGCTAGTCTATGAGCTTGCGGTATAATCTTGCATTGGGCAAACATAGTCGTCACGCTCACGCGTCTCCTTGTTTGATAACGGACAAATCGAATAAAGATACAGAAAAATAGCTCGTCGTCCCTCCTCGACAAAGCCTATTTTTCTATATCTTTACCAGCAGACAAGTCTGCTTTTCGAGTTCGCCCTGCTAATCCTAAAACTGTTATTAGGAACTCGTATGTATGAGTTCTGTAACTTAACTTAAAAAAGGAGTCTATCATGGACATCAAAGAGAAAATCAATTCAGTAATTAGTACTTATCGTATCACCGAAGACCATATGGAAACCACATGGTCATCTCTACAGAAGGCACTTGACAAGAAGTCAACTGCCAACGCATATGCTTCGTTGAATCCTCAACTCTGCATGCTTCGAGTCATCGAATACCTCATGGGTGATGGCAATGCTTGCCATCCCTTCGAAATGTATTTCGATATCGACGCTGGCGAGCATCGATACCAGAAGCAAGTCGGTACGACAGCTTCTGGAGAGCGTGTCATGGAGGACACAGATGAAACTGTCCCAACAGGACAGCTTGGAACGCTTCGCTTCTTGCAACCACTTCTTGAATCTTTCCACAGAAAGACAAAGACTGGAGAAGATAGCTCTGCTATCGCCTCCACTCTCAAGGTCGCTGGATATCAAGAGGCTAAAGCCATTCGAGATGCCATCCTCCACAACAAGGGCATGGGTTCTCGTGACCCAGAGTGCATAGCACATGACAGTAACAGGTCTGACATCAACACCGATACAGCTACTCGCATCTACGAGATTCAGTCAGTTGTCGAGGCTTGGTACAGAGCATCTCAAGGTGAGACTTTTGTTCCTTGGTCACAAAAGCAAGCAAAAGCTGAGACAGCTTCTGCTGAGCAAGGTCAAGCCTTGCTAGCACAAATCCGAGCTAACGCTAAGACCAAGCAAGTACTCAGCAACCAAGTTACTGAGTCCAAGCTCAAAGAGCAAGCTGACGAAGCCGATGGCATCGACAGCTAGTACTTCCACACGAGCAGTACCCACAGGGTACTGCTCTCTTTCAGGAGATATCAAATGATACGCTACGCGCTCATAAACCTATTCATGCTAACATGTACTTTGTACATGATAGCCGTGATTCTACTAGCCATATAGGCTAGTAGACACACGCAATCTACATGCTTCGCATGCAATGTAAACCATCGCTCTAGCTCACGCTATCACGATGCCGTCAAAGACAAACAAGAGTAACGCAAGGCGCGAGTGTTGCGCCGTGTCGCCTCGATGTGAGGCAGATGAAAATATATTTCACAATGTCAAGCAAATCGATTCCGATAACACAGTCTTTCCATCTCGCGTAAAGGTTTCCCTTCGGCGGCTTCGCCGACCTTGACGCTTGGAAAGGCCATGTTATTCGGGTGTTGTTTTTAAAGGAGAAAGCTATGCTTAAGTTAAATGAAGTAACTAGATACTGGGGGGTTGACCACATGTACGACAGCGAGATGAACAGCGTACAATACCACAGATTATTCAACAATGGTGACATACAGATATGGATGACGTACTGTAAAGACCCACAGAAAACCATGTATGAACTGGTCGATGTCGCATGTGGCGACAGCCGAGTTTACTCTCGATTGTCTGACGCAATGGCGATGGGTGTTCTGTATTACATGGAGACTCAGCCCAGGTATTCTACCATGGGTCATCTGCAAACCAAAGAGATGCAGAATAGTAATGTAACTAGTTGATTTAGTTGAACAATTAACCTATAATCATAAGTGGAGAAAGCTATGAACGATGATACATTTAATTATGCAAAAGAAATACTGAAGCAAATCCAGTATGCCGACCCCAATGCAATGAACTGTTGGGGAGTGAGAGTTGGATTCAACTGCTTTGCATTACCTGAAACTAAAGAACGCAGAGCTGGTATCAAGATGGATACCAACGGCTTCAAGCATCAAGGTCGCGTAGACATTGACCTGACTTGGGCAGATGATTACACAATAAAATTCTACGACAAAAAAGAAAACGTCATCAAGTCTTTGGAGCGTGTGTATGCACCAGAGCTATGCCGTACTCTTGATATACATATCGAGAGTGGACCTGATTCACCAGTAAAAGATTTAGAGTTCACAACAACTGTCATGGAGGTAAACTAATGGACAGATATGAAACACAAAAACAAAAGATACTTCACCATCTCAATACGCATGGTGGTATCACACCAAAAGAAGCACTCTTTCAGTATGGGTGTATGCGTCTATCAGCACAGATACTAAACATCAAAGAGGATGGCGTTCGGATTATCACACTTATGAAACAAGAAAGTGATGCACACTTCGCAGAGTACTGGCTGGAAGAACGCTACAAGAAAGAGCATGACCAAGCAGTCAACTTCAACCTAGCTAACAGCGGTGCAAATATGCCTGTACCCAAAGCATACTTCATGAAAGATAGAAAGAACTATGGACAAGAAGTATGAGCATGTAGGAACATTCGTGTGGAATAAACTAACACACGATGTAAGAGTAAGTCGTGATTATTTAAACTACTCAGAGCATGGTATGCCCTATGTAGTTGACCACTTCGAACTCAATGTAACCGATGTAAATAGTAACAAAGTAAAGAGTCCGCTGACAGAAACTGGGTATCGTTCGTACATGATGTCAAGACGTTCAGAACATTACGGCGGCACAACTCATTGCGACACACCAATGACCGATGAGGAGTTTCTGTCCAGCTTAAAATATAAACTAGGCGATGAGCCACAACAGAAGGAACTATTCTAATGAAAACAGTACGAGGAAAACAAATGGTAACACTTGAAGAAAGACTCAGAGCAGACATGCTATTCTATGAAGCGTTGCACGAAGATGAACAACGATTCCCATCATGGGATACACGCTATGATTTGAAGGGTATATACAAATCATTGAAGTGTGTAGTAGAGAAGTTCAACTTTGTTGATAGTATGCGTAACGAGTTGAATCTACCGAACGAAGAAGAAACAGAAGGTAGAACTATTCATTATGGAAGTGATGATGTCACATCCAATTAATGATATCATACTAGCTGGTATCGAGGACAAGGTAAACTCCATGCCTTGCCTCGAACTACTTAACTATTGTGATGAAGTAGGTATCAAGACAACTAATATTCCAATGGAAGTATTAATGGATTTAGTTATTGAAGACCTAACTGAAAGAGCAATGCAACCATAACAAAAAAGGGGAGGTGCAGAGCCTCCCCAGTTTGAAGGATACTATAATGAAAAAACTTTCGTCAGTTCAAGTTCGTATACTTGCAACAATAAAACTATACCACGATAAGTCAAACCCTAAACCTCCAAGAATAACAAATAGAATTATTCAGAAGGAACTACCTGATATCAGGCAAGGAACCATTAGCACAACACTACACTCACTTGAATCTAAGTATGGATTCATCGTAGCTGTAAGAGTGCATGACCATGAGCGAGTGTTGTACCCAAAGAGCAAGGCTGGTACAATCAAGAAATATTTTATTACCGCATTGGGTACAAAAACAATCAACAGGTACTTGTACCAAGAGGCAAAGCGTAGTAGACCTAGACTCTATGAAAAGTTATTTGGAACAACTAACAGTTCAATCAGAGAATCAGAAGGTCAGTTTGCGTGATGCATTTTACTGGGCTGGTCTATCGAAGACCACCTACTATCGACAACTGAAAGGCACAGAGCTACGCTATGCAACTGCTATCAAGATTGAACACGCTATTGACCGACTTGCGACGCTCAAAAAAAAGTAGTGGTGAAGAGGTAAGAACACCTCGTATCTGTGATGCGTGTGGAAACCAGACGCTATACTTTGTAGTCTTTCTATATAGAAGCAGTCTTATCTGTATGAAGTGCTACGAGGAGGATACATGGTTAGCAAAAGTAAAGCAAAAGGAAGCTACCACGAAAGGTGGTTTCTAAAACTATTCAATAGTCTAGGAATAAAAACAAAGAAGCAACCACTATCGGGCAGTCTAGGTGGTGAATACAAAGCGGACTTGACTATCGAGATTGATGGTCAGGTTCTCTTTGTAGAAGTAAAGTATCGAGACAAGAGTTCTTTTCCAAACGTATTCAATCTACTAGAGGATAGAGACATGGCAGTCTGCAAGCGTAAGACTGGCGACCCTCGATATTGTGTAATAATTAGTGACCGAGTATGGGAATCAACATTTAAAAAATTAATAAGTAAGGAGAACTAATGTCTAAAGTCGTATCAATAGGAGAGGGTGGCAACGTCACCACTCTTGTTTCATTTCGCTCACCAACAAAAGCAAACGACCAACTAGTCCGAGAGCTAAATGCTTTGGGGTCTGTTGATGTTCGCGTGTTGGATGTGAGCTGTACCAAGCTAGCAGATGCTATTGCTGCAAAAGCAAACGTCGAAGCATACCTAACACCACACAGACCGGACAGAGTTCGTCAGCTATTCAGTCGCTGGAAGTATCTGTTCCAACGTCCATACGAAACAAGCATGGATGAGTGTAGTGAACGTGTCGAGATAATGATTGAGAGTCTGATTGATATACCAGCCGACTGCATCATGCATATCTACAACATGTCCATCAAAACATTTCGCATACTTCCACCCTACTCAGATATATACGGACTAGTAAAACCAGAGCTAGAAAGACGCAGATATTATCTCGATAGGTTTGATTATTTTATTGACCAGTTGCAGAAGTGATACTACAATCGCCATATAAATAAGGAGAAAACTATGGATAGACAAGGATTTATCGGTGGCACAGATGCCATCAGAATTATGAATGGAGAGTGGGCAGACCTCTACCAAGAGAAAGTAGGACTGGTTGAAAGCAAAGACTTGACTGATGTTTTTCCTGTTCAGCTCGGTATATTCACAGAAGAATTTAATCTAAACTGGTGGGTGCAAGCTCATTCACCTGGCTATACAATGGCTGGCACTCAACGTATTCTTCAACATGAGTTCAGATACGATGATGACTATGTACCCTTCAAAGGTACAGCAGACATGATGTGTGTAGACAGCGCAAAGAAAAGCTACATTGTTGAAGCAAAACATACCAATGCTTTTACAAACATGAACGATATAATCGAAAGATACATGCCGCAGATACAATTCTATATGCACTTACATAATATACATTGTGAAGAGTACGACTACAAACCAGATGGATGTTACTTATCTGTTATATTTGGCAACAGTAAATGGGAATCAAGACATATTGCATACGACCCATTATACTCATACAAAATGCTTGGTAAAATTCAACAGTTTTGGAAACATGTAGTCAAGAAGAAACCTCCTAGTAATCGTGATGCGGAGACCCCAGATATCTCAAGCATCGCGATTGATAGGAAGGTTAAGTTAGATATGAATGAGAGTAATGAGTTTATGTCTGATGCTCATGACTATGTTGATACACTTGAGTCAGCAAGAAAGAATGAATCAGCTAAGAAAAGACTGATGAGTCACATCCCACCTGATGTATACCAGATGGACTGTGATGTATTATCTGTAAACATAACCGACAAAAGAAGAACAATAAAAGTGAAGGAGAAAGCATGAGAGGTAAAAGAAACAAAGATAACGAACTATGGTCAGGCAAGTGGCTTACAATAAACAGAGTTGAAATTCATCAAGATGATGATTTTACTATGATAGTTAAAGACAACGGACATTTTAAGTTACAAGAGTTTGAAAAATTTAAAATGCATCCGCAAGATTTAAGAATGATTGCAAAGTTAGCTAGATTAAATGCAGAAAAAGAGAAGGAGAAAGCATGAATACTAAAGACCCTGATTACAAAACAACTATGCAGAAGAAGCAGAACATGGATTTGTGGCTAGCACTAGCACCATCTGACATGAAGTATCTTAAGAAGGTTGCGTTTGGTTCGCGTAAGTTTACATCGATTGACCCACAGTATCAGATAATGAAGATGACTGAGAAGTTTGGACCAGTTGGTGTAGGGTGGGGATACAACGTAGAGTATGACTACCCATCTACAAACGATGTAGTTTTGATTGTAGCGAAGGTAAGTATATGGACTACTCTACCTGAAAATATATTTGGTCCAATTGCTGGAAGCAGAACATTCTGGCATAAGGATATGAAACGACCAGCAGAAGACGCTGGGAAGATGGCATTGACTGATGCCTTAACTAAAGGTCTGTCTCATCTAGGTTGTGATGCTGATGTGTTTCTCGGTAAGCACGACAACAAGTACAACGCTGATGATAAAAAGTCAGACTTAAATCCATTCTAATACGGAGGTAATATGGAATACGATAACACTAATACTGGAGCTATATTCAATAGCAAGAGTGACCAGCTAATCCTAGTTGGTACTGGTAGCCTTAACGATGAAGGTGAAACCAAACGCATAGCAATGCTCAAGGATGTAATGCCTGATGGTACTACAATAAGAGACATCTATGTGAAGGTAGGTAGGTTGTGGGATAACAAGAGCGATACACCAAACGCACCAACCTTTACTGGTGTAGCGGAAACATCTTCTGGAGAAAAGAGAGTTGCCGCTTGGGTCAAGCAGACAGAGAGAGGTAACATTCTGTCAATGAAAATGACTGAGAAAAATGCAATGTCAGGGGATAATGGTGTTGACAATGCAATAGAATCGGATGAAATACCGTTCTAGGGATATAGTTTTCTCCAAAATAACTTCATCCTAGAACAAGCTAGGGGGTCTAATACTGCTCAGACCTCCTAGCTTTTTTACAAGGAGATGACTATGATAGAAAAGATGACCCACACTATCATTCTCATGCTGACTATAGACCTCGAGTC